CCAACACGATTCTTTATTACAAACGCCGCTAAGATGTTCGCTTATTATACGATGTATTTCTTTTGGAGAATTACTAGTAATTTTGAAATCAGGGTGTCGTTCATTCCATAAACCTCTCAGTTTATATAATGATTTGTTTGTATAACACGAGAATTCGTTTATTTCGCCTTTGGGTTTTGGACTACAATTGACTTTTTCTAAAACAGGATTTTTCGTATGTTTTTTATTATGCATATGTTTTTTACTAGTGTCATTTTTTTTACCACCATCATACTTTATTTTATTTTTCATTGTTTTTGTCACATATGTCCTTGACATTTTTGTTTTCATCATTTTTCTTTTTTGGGTTTTTGTCTTCATACATATTATCTATATTATTCTTTCAATCCTTTAGTTTTTAATTCAGGATCTCTTAAACTGATTTCTTTTTGCTGGGGTAATATTATGTTTTCTGGTTTTTTAGTACGCGTTCTTATAACGTACTTGTCTAAAGTTGGCACTTCCATTTTAATAGAACGAGTTAAAAGCATATCTGCTTGATTTTTCTTGATTTCGTTTGCAGATAGGTCATATACTGATTTATTACTTTCCTCTAGAGAAAAATCGCAACCAGTATATTCCGACTGTATTATATCATTGTTGTCAACCGTTTTAAAGTATTGTATTGAAGAATTTACAAAATTATCATATGAGTATTTCACATCTGGCGCTAAATCTTTTGGCGGATTACCACTTATTATTTCTTTAAATAAATTGTATATGCGTTTGCGATAAAATTTTCTCTCTTCTTTATTGAGCTGCTTCGTTTTTGTACTTTTCAAATGTTTGCTATACATTTCCTTATTCAAAAGGCAATCTAATGTAATTTGATTTACAAATGACTCCGACATATATTTTTTTGTTTTATAAAAAACTTGATTGAAACGCAAAATATATGTGAAAATACTACATAATGTAGGGAATATGTAGTATTTTTCTAAAAAATGGTCACTACACGTGTAGTATCGAATTTTTTATGTGTTTTTGAAGACTTTTTTGGAAAATCCAAAAATGGACATTTATAAATGTCCAAAATTCAAAAGTTAAAATACTTTACCCCAAATTCTTGAAATGTGACCATAATTGAATTTTATGGTCTGGTCACAGAAAAAATAATTTAAAATTTGTGACGATAAAATTTTTTATTTTTTGTGAGAAAGATTTAGGCATTTTTTCTGTTCTAATAATATAGAACATTTTGAATGAATAAAAATGCCGAAAATGCCGAAATATTCGTATGTGAAACGTGTGACTTTAAATGCAGCAAAAAAAGTAATTACGACAAACATTTGAATACATCAAAACATCAAAATAGAACAAATTTGAACGATTTAGAACAAAAAGAAGAAAAAAAATGCCATATTTGTAAATATTGTCAAAAAACATATAATGCTCGAAACAGTCTTTGGTATCATCAACAAAAATGTATACCTAAAGAAATTATAACAAATGGGGAAACAAATGATAAAGACCTAATTATGATGCTTATAAAAGATAATTCCGAATTAAAAAACTTGATGATAAAGGTTTTAGAAAATGGAACTAACAATAATAGTAATAACACTATAAATTCTCATAACAAGGCTTTCAATTTGAATCTATTTTTAAACGAAACTTGTAAAGATGCAATGAATATTATGGATTTTGTTGATTCTATACAATACCAGCTTGCTGATTTAGAAAAGATGGGAGAAATTGGCTATGTAGAAGGGTTGTCAAACATCATTGTAAAGAATTTAAATGCACTCGATGTGACTCAGCGTCCAGTTCATTGTACGGATAAAAAGAGAGAAACCATTTACATAAAGGATCAAGATAAATGGGAAAAAGATGAAGATAAAAATAAAATACGCAAGGCAATTAAAAGAGCAGCATTAAAAAATGCACGTTTAATACAAAAATTCAAGGAAAAGCATCCCGATTATAACGAGTATCATTCGAAATACTCCACTCAATACCATAAGTTGATCATTGAATCCTTTGGAGGGTCAGGTGATAATGATCTGGAAAAGGAAGACAAGATTATTCGAAATATTACAAAAAATATTGTGGTGGATAAAGATATGAATTAAATTCAATTTTTATAATTTTTCAAATATGTAAAAACTATAAATACTATTTTAACATTTTTGTTTTGTCATATCACGAACCTGACATCTAGTGTTATTATAAAACATCCCAGATCCAACCGTTTTTTCATCTGGATTTGGATTAAAACTAGAAAAACCATCATTTTGAAATAATAATTCGTGTGGATTATCCTGTTTTACAGTTTTAAATTTGTAGTCATATAAATCACTACTACTATTTGGAACATAAACAGATTGACTGCACTTTTGCAGAGCATATATTTGATTCCTTAACTCTGATTCAGTATTTATATTAGAAGCAAAACCAGACCAAGGGGAAACTGTATTTCCTGGATTAAAAACCTGATGAACATTATAGGTAGGCATTTGCACTAGTGGAACACTTATAGGTTTTCTAGGATCTACAATAGGAAAATAAGAATATTTTGTCATAACAGGTCGTACATCTATATAAGGTTGTAACATTTGGGATGGAATATTTCTATCGTAAATTCTTGTGTTTGTTTGTTCGTGTATTTTTGAGTTACAAATAGGACTTTGTCTGTATTCGTTGATCATTGATATAAATATATATTATTTTTATTTACAATATAAACATATAAAAAACATATAAAGATTGTAATAGATATTATTTTATGTGTGGAATATTTGCACTCCTAAATAGTAGTAATATTAGTAATGATATAATAAATAATGAATTTTTAAAAGGGCGTGGAAGAGGCCCCGAATTTTCTAAATTAGATACTGGCTATATGAAAATGACATTAGGGTTCCATCGTTTGGCTATTAATGGGTTAAACGATGAATCAAATCAACCATTGGTTATAAATAACGTAGTTTTAATTTGTAACGGAGAAATATATAACTATAAACAACTATATAAATATATGAATGTAGAGCCTACGACAGGCTCAGACTGTGAGGTGATTATTCACTTATATATTAAATATGGGATTGAGCAAACCCTAAATATGTTAGATGGTGTTTATGCATTTGTATTGTACGACAATCGTATTTCAGAAGACCTCAATAATAAAATATACGTTGCTCGAGATCCACTCGGAGTAAGACCGTTGTATTATTTAAAAAATAGAGGCGACTCAGATTTGTTTCAATTATATGGGTTTGCGTCTGAGCTTAAGTGTTTGCATAATTTTTACAATACGAATACTATGCATTATGCGATTGATCAATTTACACCAGGCACATATAGTGTGTTTAATCATAGTAATTTAATTCATTCAGTATGGGAATTAGAAAAGGAAAACATTCCTTATTATATTCCGTCTTTTTCGCACACGTGGAGAATTTCTGGTGAAACAGAGGATTTTTTTGTTAATCATATGATGTACTCTAGAATTTCCGCTTATTTAAACACGGCAATTAACAAAAGATGTCTTACTACTGAAAGACCGATTGCGTGTCTGTTATCTGGCGGTCTCGATAGCAGTTTAATTGCATCGCTAGTAAATGATTTTTATAATTTTCATAATCTGCCAAATAAACTGGAAACATATAGCATTGGATTAAAGGGTTCTGAAGATCTTAGATATGCGCGAATCGTAGCAGATTATTTGGGAACAAATCATACTGAAATAGTTGTAACTGAAAAAGAAATGTTTGATGCAATTCCTGAAGTTATCCAGGCTATAGAAAGTTATGATACAACAACCGTTCGCGCTAGTATCGGAAATTATTTACTTGGTAAATATATTGCCGCAAATTCAAAAGCAAAGGTTATTTTTAACGGAGATGGATCAGATGAGCTCTTAGGCGGTTATTTATATATGAATAAATGCCCAGATGATATCGAATTTGATAAAGAAACGAGACGTTTATTAAAAGATATTCACTTATTTGATGTATTGCGTTCAGACAAATCTATATCTTCGCACGGTCTTGAACCACGCACCCCATTTTTGGATAGAAATTTCGTAAATTGTATACTTTCCATACCAGCCTATTTTAGAAATCATAAAAATAATAAAGAAATTAATAAAAAATATAAATTATATTCAGATGATTTCTTAGATTGCGAGTGTATAGAAAAATTTATTTTAAGATATAGTTTTTCAAAAGAAAAATACATCGATTATAATGGAAGGCAGTTGTTACCATCAGAAATTTTGTGGAGAAAGAAGGAGGCTTTTAGTGACGGTGTGAGTAGTCAAGGACGCTCGCTCTATCAAATTTTACAAGAATATATAGCAATTTATATGAATACTGAGGAACAAACAGATCGGTACACTCCTTGTATAGAAACAGAAAAACAATATTATAAACAGATTTTTGATAAAGCGTATCCAAATTGTGCGCATATTTTGCCTTATTTTTGGATGCCTAAATATACTAATGCATCAGATCCTAGCGCAAGAACATTAGAGATTTACAATAATTCTAATAATTCTAATCAAATTTGATTATAAATAGAATAGAGTTGCGTTTATATTTTTATACAAACGTGTGAAATAAAAATATAAATAATATATAAGAATGATTTTCAATAAAAAATTAAATGATTTTCAGGAATG